GATGAGCAATCTAACTAAACTTCTAATCGGAGTATCGGTACTGGTACTTTTGATTTTCGGGTTCACGGGATGTGAACGAATTGACGCAGGACACGTAGGTGTTAAAGTAAATCTTTACGGTGATGGTAAAGGTGTTGATGATGTAACTGAGGTTACAGGATGGGTATTGTATAACCCGATTTCAACCAAAATTGTTGAATTCCCAACTTATGTTCAACATAAAGAATATAAAAAAACTGAAGACGGTGTTGATGAATCTTTTGTGGTAAACTCTAAAGACGGTTCCGAGTTCCATTGTTCACCAATGGTAAACTACGCAGTAAAACGTGAAAAGGTTCCTTATATATTTGCAAAATATCGTGTTGAGTTGGACCGAATTGAAGAAGGTTTCTTAAAGACATCTATCTTTGATGCGTTCCGTGTGGTAGCAAATAGTTACACAGCAGACGCTCTTATATCTAATAGACAAGAGTTTGAAATCAAAGTCCGACAGGTATTGGAAAAACAATTATCACCTGAAGGATTTGTATTACAACAATTTACATCAAACTTAGTTTACCCTGAAACATTTAAGAAAGCGATTGAGGCTAAGAACAACGCTGTACAATCGGCACTTATGGCGGAAAATCAAGTTAAAACCGCTGAAGCACAAGCAAGAATTAAAATTGCAACCGCTGAAGGTAATGCACAGGCTTTGTTGACAAACGCAAGGGCTGAGGCGGAATCTAACAAATTGAGACAACAAACTTTAACACCGTTGTTGCTTCAACAAATGTGGATTGAAAAATGGGAAGGTAATGTTCCAAGTACTGTTCTCGGAAGTAACCAAAACCTAATGTTTGGATTAAATAAGTAAAAAAAAATAACCCGGGATGTAAAAGTCTCGGGTTTTTTGTTTATCTTTGTAACATATTATGGAACTACTATATATTGTATTCGGCATGTGGATTGGGGTAATTTTTACTTATTTCCAATGGTACAGACCAATGGCACAAAAAATTGAAGACCTTGAAGAAGGTATGAAAGATTGTATTAAATCAGGATTAAATGGACCAATAAATTACGGTTCAATAGAAAAAGACATGGACTAAAAAAAAAATAAACGATATGATAACATTTCAGGAAATTGAACGTAAATTTTTATTGAAGAGATTCCCACGTCTCGCCAAAATCAATACTGTATACCAAATTGAACAATGGTATCATGCCGATGGTTTTAGATATAGATATCAAGTTGAAATTCCTACAGGTGAAATCCATATTTTTAAAACCAAAAAAACAAATATTTCCAAAGGTATTAATACTGAGGAAGAAACAACTTTAACATCTGAGGAGTTCCAACAACTTGATTTGGCAAATTCACTTCATATTAAAAAAACCCGAACTGTTGTAAAACATAAGGGTCATAAATTGGAAATTGACAAATATGAAGGTTTAAATATTGTCATCATGGAGATTGAACTTGGTGATATTAATGAAAAATATTCATTACCGAAATATATTGAAAAAGAAGTCCTTTATGAAGTAACGGGTATAAAAGAATTTAGTAATAAAAATTTAGCGGAATGAGAAAAATAGTGGACAAAGTTATTATTTTTTTCTTATGTTTAATACCAGGACCGATAATCATGCGGTTTATTAGAAACGACAAAAAAGACAATTGGTTAATATGACAAACGAAGAATGGATTGAGGAATTGTATCACCTATCTCATGAGATTGGTAAGTACAATGAAATGCATGGTAAAGTAAATGAGTGTAGAAAAAAACACCCTGACTTAAATACTGTTGAATGTGCCGAATTAGCTTATATTGAATTAAAACGACAATACGAAGAGGAGATTGAATTAAATGAACAACCTAGATAAACAATACCAAGACCTACTCAAATCTATTTTAGATTATGGTGTAGAAAAGAAAGACCGTACAGGTACAGGAACCAAATCTATTTTTGGTTATACAATCCGTCATAAAATGAGTGATGGGTTTCCATTACTTACAACCAAGAAAATGGCTTGGAAGACAATGGTGACAGAATTACTATGGTTTTTACGAGGTGATACAAACATCAAATACCTTGTTGATAATGATTGCCATATTTGGGATGGTGATGCGTTCAAAAACTTTATGACTACAAGTGAAGGTGACCCTGACATGATATGGAACCAAGACCAATTCATTCATCTGATTAAAACTAATGATGAGTTTGCTAAGGAGTGGGGTGAGTTAGGACCAATCTATGGTAAGCAATGGAGAAGTTGGAGCCGAAATGCAACCCGTGATGAGAAAATAGTTGACCCTGGTGTTTATACAAAACAAATAGACCAAATCCAAAACCTAATCAACGACCTTAAAACAAATCCAGACTCAAGACGACTAATGGTTTCAGCTTGGAATGTAGGAGAATTAGACCAAATGGTTCTTCCTCCTTGTCATTATGGATTTCAAGTTTATACGAGAGAATTAAGTAAGAGTGAGAGATATGTACATTTAAGAACGGGTAAGTATTCTGGAAAATGGGATGGAACTGGTGATGAAATGGAGTATTATAATTCAATAGGTGTTCCTAAACGAGCAATCTCTTTAATGTGGAATCAACGTTCGTGTGACGTTCCATTAGGAATTCCAATGAATATAGCATCATATGGACTTCTTTTAATGATGATTGCGGATGAAGTTAATATGATACCTGAAGAACTAATTGGTAATTTAGGAGATTGTCACATCTATTTGAACCAAATGGACGGTGTTAAAGAACAAATTGGTAGAGAGTTTAGTTATGAAGAAAGATTAGAGTTGATTAAAGATAATAAAGATTTTTTAGTTAAATTATCATCTTATTCATCAAACGAAGATGTTATGAAGTTATGTGATGAATTCTTAGTCCCAAGACGTACAAGAGAACCGTTTGAATTACCAACAGTACACGTTAGAGACGGAATCCACTGTTCATCAGTAAATGATGTTATTTTGAAAAATTATCAATCACATTCTAAGATTTATTTTCCACTTTCTAATTAATTTTTAGGACTACCTTTTAACTTTTTAGATTTAACAGATATTTATATTAAAAGATAGTCCTATGATTGGTATATATAGAATTAAAAATTTGGTTAATGGTGATTGTTATTATGGTTCGTCCAAACAAATTGAAAAAAGATTGGGTAGACATAGAAGAGAATTGAAAAATAATAATCATATAAATTGTATATTACAAAGAGCATGGGATAAATACGGAGAAGATAATTTTTTATTTGAGATTGTTAAAGAATGTGATATCAGTGTCCTTCTTGAGACCGAACAAAAGTATTTGGATTTACAACCTAAATATAACATAGGGATTAAATCAAGTGGTGGTGATAATTTGACAAAAAATCCTAACAAGAATAATATTGTTAAAAAAATGACTGAATCGGTTAAAAAAAGATATGATTTAATGACTGATGAAGAAAAAAAAGAAAAACATTCACAACCTATGGAAACAAACCCAAATTGGAAAGGCGGAACAAGTTTCAAATATTGCGAATGTGGAGTTAAAATATCGGCAATTAACAATACCTGTATAAATTGTAGAGATAAATCAGGGATGAATAATCCTTTTTTTGGTAAACAACATTCGGAAGAAACCAAAAAAAAATTAAGTGAAAGTAGAAAAGGAAAAAAACCAACAAATATGAAACAAGTTATAATTGATAATATTATCTATGAAAGTTTGTCGGAAGCGTCAAGACAAACAGGTATTCCGTCACCAACCATTTTATGGAGAATAAATTCCAAAAATGAAAAATACAAAAACTACAAATCACACTCATCAATCAAAGCACCCTTATCAAATTAATCATGGAATTTCCTTTTATTACAGAACACAAAACTTTTGGTGATGATAGGGGTAATTTTTGCCCATCACCACTCCACATGAAACACGACCAACGTTTAGATAAACACTGGGTCCAAGTTAATACAAGTATTAGTCCTTTAATTTATACCATTAGAGGACTTCATTTTCAGTTAGAACCTTTTGAACAGGCAAAATACTTAAAAGTTGTTTCAGGTAAAATTTTCCAATTTGTAATGTGTATAGATAAAACACATTTTGATTTTGGAAAAACTTATATATTTGAGGTTGATAAAGACCATGCTGTTATGGTACCAAGAGGTTACGCAAATGGTTTAATAACAATGGAACCTAATACAGTCATCCAATATTTTGTTGATTCACCTTATTCACCACAACATGAAAAATCTATGTTGTACAGTAGTGTTGAGGAATTTGATAAGTTTGTTAAAAATTACACGGAAAACCCGCATTTATCGGAAAAAGACCGTGATGGATTTTTATGGGAAGACTATAAAAAAACTTTATGACCAGTTTTGAAATAAATCTTCAAGAACATGAATTGAAATTTTTCTTAATTTACTATTAACCTCTGATACATCAAAATCTTTATCACCTAAAGATTTAATTGCTGCATTTACCATTATCCCCTGAACTTGTGGGTTTAACTCAATTAGACCCTCAAGAGCGGCTTCTGAGTATTCATCTAAGTCTTTCCATTTTGCTTGGTCAGTAATCCATTCTAAAGGTGCGTACAGAAATGGAGCGGCTTGGTACATGTTGACAATACCTGTTTTTCTTAAAAATTCCAAATATTGTTTTATTGTGTCCCAATCTTTTGGTTCTATGTTACTATAAGCATCGTCCCTTCTAAACATTGTTTCCAATTCACGTGACTCTTGAATTAATTTTGATTTTTTAGTTAAAGTCATTTCATGTAGAGCGTCTTCCTTTACGGTGGTTACAATTTCAGGATACGTCATACCAATATGCTCATCATTTTTACCAGGGTAATCAGTATTATTTAAGATTACACGTAGAGCATTTAAAATACCCGCTCTTTTATCGTTAGTGTCAATAATGTACCAAGGCGAAGCTGTTTTTGTTGCCAATATCGCTTTTTTCTTGTATTCAGTATAATCATCCCATTTTTCTAATGACTTGGCATCGTTTGGTGAAAATTTCCAATACTTCAATGGTGATGACTTTCTAAGATTAAATCTTTTTTCTTGTGTTTCAGGTGTTATTGAAAACCAAAATTTAAATAATGGTATTCCCGCACTAACTAAACTTCTTTCAAATGGATAAACATTTTCCATAAAGTCTTTATATTCATCTTCAGATGAATAACCCATAACAGGTTCAACAATACCTCTATTATACCAACTTCTATCAAAGAAAATTAATTTATTTGGTTCCATTTGACTTTCATATCTATTAAACCAATTTTTTCTTTCTTCAGGTGTTGGTACACCTAAAGCAACTACTTTAAAATATTTTGGGTCTAAGTATTGTGTTAAAGTTCTAATCATTGTACCTTTTCCTGCCGAATCACGACCTTCAAAAACAACAAGAAATGGTTTTCCTGAGTTTTTAACCATTTCTTGTAATTTTAATAATTCAACTTGCATTGGCATCAATTCTTTTATATATTGTTTTTTACCAATTTTAGATTTAATTGGTTCTTCCGAACCATACATAAATTCATCTTCGTCAAAATCATCATTTGGTTCTGATTCAATATCTTTTCTATCCTCTAAAGATTTAAGATATTTGTCAATATATTTTTTTACATTTTCAGTCTTATCACCTGACTTTAATAATTTTCGGTCAATATTCCTTAAAAATTCATCGGTAATATCATCATCATTTAACTTAGTAATTTCATCTTCAAAATCGTCAGGATTTAAACCATCATCAACTAATACATTGACAAATTTTTCTATAGATTCACCTAATACATTTTCAGATTCAAAATCCCAAGCATCAGTTTCAGGTATTAAATCTAAAGTAGAATCATTATCCCATTTAACGCTGTATTGTATACCCAAACCGAATGGAACTCGTACTATTTTTGTGACAGTACCTGTGGTACCAATAGGAACATTTGATGTTTCACCTTCCATGTAGTAACAAACTACTCTATCACCTTCTTTTAATTGCGGATTTAACGACATATTTATTAAATATAAGATACTTACATATAAATATGGAGATTATTATAACTGAAGAGCAACGCAGAGTAATTTTGAAAGAAAATTTCAAATCTGATGTTATTAAAAAAGTTGAATTGTTTAAACAATATACGGTTGATGTTATAAACGACCTTAAAAACTCCATGAATTTTAATTTTAGATTTGGTGTTACCTATGGCGCGGGAATCGGTGTTGTATTGAATCACGTCATTGAACATTTACATGAAAACTATTCAGGGTTAAGTGATACTGATGTTAAAATGTTGGCATTAACAGCGATTATGGTTGTATTCTTTGAATCAAAGGACATCCTCAAAATGGAAAAAGAGGTTGAAGAAAAAGGGTTACAGAATGAATTAATTGATGCGGTTTCATTTACAGAAACTTTAAAAACAAAATTTTCAAAAATATTGAAAGCAGTTGGTTCAAGTTTTTGGAGAGGTACTGATATTATTGGTTATGCCTTTTTATTACCAATATTAGGTGAATTTACAAAATTCTTACAATCTTATAATGTTTCAGATATTGATTTTGATACAATTGCTAAAAGTTTATCTGAAGCAACTGGTATAATTGTTGGTGGACACGTATTGAAAAGAATGTTCAATACTTTATCTGAAAAATACAAAAATTAATCAAGTAATTCAAAATAGATATTACCATTTGCGTAATATGTTCTTCTGGCAAGTTTTTTCTCAACTAGTTTACCCATTTCAGTTAACGCCTGACTATCCTCAAGTTTAATTGCCTTTGTCTTGTACTTAACAGATTTTGTTGTCGTTGTTGGTTTAATTCTCATTGGTTTAAAGTATTCGTCCAATGCAAAGATAAGTTCATCTTTTGACTTATCAAAATTCAAACCTTCTTTTTTACATAAATTCTTAAGTTCAATTAGTGATAATTTTTCAAGTTCACTTTTTACCATACTTCAATTCGTATTGTTTTATAAGTTCCTTTTTTAATTTTAATTGGTCTTTTTCACTCATGTCACGATTGCTAATATTTCTTCTTAACCAACCATCAATTACTTCATCAATACCAATTTTTCTTAATTTCATTACTCTTCTGAATCCTTGTAAAACTGCTGGTATTTCGTGGGATTGTAAATAATATTTGTAATTCTTAGGTTGTTTACCATCAATATAAACTTCAGAGTCAGGTCTTAAACCCAAATATTGTTTGTGATGTTCATATTCATGTGCAATAATATCATTTAAATCCGCAACCAAATCATACATCAATTCAGGATAGTAATCCTTATTTAAAAATACAACCACTTGCATACTTTCAGTCTCATCATCGTAATCACCATCAACAAAATATTTTTGATTACCTTCTTTCCAATTAAAGTTCCAATCAAAAAATACGTTAATGTCATAAGGATAGTATTCCTCATCGCTAATGTCTGATGGTAGGTCCCAACTACCTTCATCACCGTTTTTAATAATTCTAACAATATCCTTTACTATCATTCTAGTATCGGAATCTATACTTTCTATTAATCTTTCCATTCTATTTCATTTAAATTATAAGAAATTTCTCTCATATTACAATAACCAAAATAATCTTTAATTTTTTCATTAATTGGTGATAAAAAATGGCTATATTGTAAATTCTTTGGTGTACCTATCGGTAAAAAAAGGTTAAAGAATTCTTTTAGTTTTTCATCATTAAATTTCATATTGAATATGACCACTTTAAATTGTAAAACTGGTACCCAATCACCTGTTGATATCATTGCTTTATAATGTAATGGTACTAACTTAACATCCATAGTTCCCAAAGGAGCTCTCATTGTTTCATCATCAAGATATCTTGTGAATGGAACATAGATGGGTAAATTTAATTCTTCTTCTGATATAAATTTTAAGCAAGGTTTTGTTTCCCTTAGTATTTGGGGCATTACACTATCTAAATCTTCTCTTTCCTTAAAACGTATCCTCATTAATAATAAATACCTTGATTAATGATAATATATTTCTATTTTTATTGTATGGAATTATTGAACACTCACCCAATTAAGAAATCTGATTTGGGTTTTCATGGGAATTTATTTGGTGGTAAAATTTTAGCTTGGGTTGATTCAGCAGCATCAGGACTTGCAATGCAACTTTGTGACTCACCTCGATTGGTCACGGTGTCATTAGATGAGTGTCGGTTTATAAAACCCGGTAAAGAAGGTCAGTTATTAAAAATTTATGGTAAACCACTTAAGGTTGGTAATACATCTATAAAATTATACATAGAGGCTCGTTCTCATAGTGTTTACACAGGTTCTCAAACTGTAATTCTTCATACCGAAACAACTTTTGTCAGAATCGATGAGGAAGGAAATCCAATTCCAATTAGTGACAGAGCAAAAAATAGAATTAATCAGATAATTCAAGGTATAGAAATTACAGATAAAACAATTTAATAGTTTTACAATAATTATTAGTATGAAAAAACTAATACTAATATTATTATTACCCCTTTTTGCATTTACACCTGTAAGAGAAAAAGTTTATTTTAAAAATAACATCTATCAAGGATATTACTCTGAAAAATTAGAACAACCTTTAGAGGTTCAGTATACTGTAATGTGTCCAAATGGAACTGCAAAAAGAACTGGAATGGATTTTTTTACCAACGATTCAATTCACACATCAGATAATAATGACTATACAAATAATGTTTATGACAAAGGACATTGTGCACCCGCAGCTGACTTTAACTGTACTCGTGAGATGTTGTTATCAACATTTAGTTATTTAAATTGTGTATTACAACATCAGGATTTAAATAGAGGGGCTTGGAGGTTACTTGAAGCATATGAAAGACAATTGTCGTCAACAGGAAACGTAAAAGTATCAATATTGATGGTTTTTAGTCCGTCGTCAATCAAGTTAACTTCAGGCGCCACGGTTCCTGATGGATTCTACAAATATATTACTGTTAATGGTAAAACAACCATTTATTACTTTAAAAATGAAAAACCATTGTCAACCGACTATACAAAATATGTGGTTGTAAAAGGTCCAAAACTAACAATAAAGTAAATTTTCAATTTACGGCACCATATTTGAAAATTGGTTGTACCTTTGACTTTATAAGAAAAAAGGTTTAAACTATGAATATGGAAAACATTAAAGAAAAACTCAAGCAAGTCGTAAAACAAGTATCATTGTACACAATCATCCTAATTAGTTTGGGTGCTGGAATTTCAATTGGTTATTACTACGACTTCATTAAAAACAGCTTTAAACGAAACCAACCCGTTTCTGTAAAAAGAAATGAAGTAAAACTCGCCATTGATGAAAGTAACCATCTTTTAGTAATTCACAAAAAAGATGGTACTTACACCGTTTATCAAGACTCAGTTGGTTACATGATTTTTAACTTGTACGCAAAGAACATTTGGGGACAAGCGGCTAACCCTAAAACCACTACTACTAATGGTCAATAAAGGTGTTAAATTTCTCTACTTTTTGTTTAGTGTTGCAATTTTAGTTGCAACACTAAACTTATTCAACTTGTTCAAGGAAAAACCTGAGTATAAACTTGAAGATATGGGTGGAAAACCAAATTCACCGTATTGTCTTCAAATGTACACATCAATTGAAAAATATTCCAAAACTTACAGGGTTCCAAAATACATAGCATATAACGTGGCGTATCTTGAAACAAGGTATCAAGGTCCTTTTGATTGGGATTATCACGGTAAATTAACTTCTTATGCGGGAGCTCAAGGTCCAATGCAAATTATTACAAAATGGGCTCATCAATACGCAGAAAGACGTATTACCGAAAAAGAACTAAGAACCAACATTGACCTTAATGTAATGATTAGTATGAAAATGCTAAGAACCCGATATAATAGTACGGGTAACTGGGCAACCGCTTGTGGTGGATATAATACAGGTTCCGCAATTGTAAATGAATACGCAAGATATTGTGTTTCAAACAAAAACTACAAAGCTAAATGGGTTTCTTACTGATGAAACGTTTATTAATATTACTTGAGCTTATTATGTTAACACCATTAGTTATTTATTATTTAATCAAATACAAAATCAAAGGTTGGTAATATCAAAATTTATTACTACCTTTGTTTTGTTATGAAAATTACGTTTATCTCTGATACCCACACCAAACACAAACAAGTGACATCAAGTCTTCCTGGTGGTGATTTGTTGATTCATGCTGGTGACCTAAGTTCAATGGGTTATAAACATGAAATCCAACAATTCTGTAAATGGTTCAATAGTATTGAAGGTTACAATCACAAGGCATTCATCGCAGGTAATCATGATTGGGGATTTCAAAACAACAATGAGAAAATCATGGAAATTGTTAACTCTTATAAAGACATTGATTACTTACAGGATGACATGTTGATGATTGGCGAGGACTATGATAAGATGATTAAAATTTGGGGGTCTCCTTGGCAACCTGAATTCTACAATTGGGCATTCAATCTTCCACGGCAGGGTGAGGAATTGAAAGAAAAGTGGAATATGATTCCGACTGACATTGACATCTTGATTACTCACGGTCCTTCTTGGGGTAACTTGGATACTGTAAAATTTAACCCAACTTTCAATTTAGGTTGTGAGTTGTTGGCGGAAAGAATCAAAGTGGTAAAACCAAAGATTCACGTTTGTGGTCACATCCACACAGGATATGGTTACAAATTTGATGGAGATACTCACTACTTCAATGCCGCAGTTTTGGATGAACAATATAACTTCACTCAAAAACCTTTGACCGTTGATTGGAACCCTGAAACTAATGAAATTGAATTTTTAGATTAATATGGAAAAAGGATATAATCAATGGTATTGGAAACTTTATAGATGGTTCAGATGGGACGCTAAACACTTTCATCGTGATGTTGCTCAAGGATTTAGAAATTTGTGGAAATGGCTCCCAATCATTTGGAAAGACCGTGATTGGGATAACCATTACATTTTTGAAGTTTTAAAATTTAAAATCAAAAATACCGCCAAGTATACCGAAAAAAAACAAAGATTTGTTGGTTGGGAAAAAGAAGTAAAGTATATGAGAATATGTGAAACTTTAATTGATAGAATTCAAAATGAGTATTATCAGATGGAATACCAAGACTATCGTGATTTGGAAATGAATACAGTTCCCACAGAAGATGGTTTGTATAAGGTTGTCTTTGATGTCAAACGTGATGATACTGAACAATTTGTCAAAAAATACACCCACGCTTTAAGAAGGGCGAAAAAAGACCCAAGATTTAAGAGTTATTTTGAGGGTGATAGAAATGGTGGTCTTGCAGTTAGTATTGTCAGACATGAAAAAGCAAGAAAACTCTTATTCAAAATTTTGGAACAAAGAATTGAGCATTGGTGGGATTAATTAATATTAAAATACATATAAAGATGAATAGAATTTATTTAGACGACGTAAGAACACCGGTTGAGGGTAATTGGATTGTTGTAAGAAACTACCAAGAGTTTGTTGATAAGGTTAATGAACTTGGATTGGATAACATTGAACTTGTTTCTTTGGACCATGATTTGGGTGATACCGCAATGGCAGAATACTTCAACAATGTATCAAAAAACTATAAATTGGATTATAACAACATCAATGAAAAAACTGGTTATGACGCAGCGAAATTCTTGGTTGATGTTTTTTATGATAACAATGTTGACAGATTTCAAATGAGCAGAAAGGACAAAAAAGAAAGTGAAATTAAATTTCCTGTTGTTTATGTTCACTCAGCAAATCCAATTGGAGCATCAAACATCATGGGTTACATCAATAACTTTTACATGAATGAAGGTCAACCTCAAACATGTGTTAGAGTTCAAATCCAACATACAACTGATTTTTAACCATTATGATTACACTTGATGATTTAAAAGATTTTTCCATTTGGAAACAGTGGATACATGGTGAAGTTGAATTAGGTGAACCTAAATTTCAAACAAAACCAGGATTTGTTGAAAAACGAATAAAACAAATGATTCATATTGGTGCTGATGATGAATGTGAACAATTTAGTGAAGGAATGAGTGATGATGATATTGCAAATTGGAAACGTGGTTTTATTCACGGGGCCAATTGGATGTTAAAATCCAAAGAAACCCTTTAATACATTAAAAACCACCTTCGGGTGGTTTTTTTATCCTGATTATATTTATTATTATGAACAAAAAAGAAATTCTTAAGGAAGAGTCCAACAAAATGAGAAAATTAATGGGTTTAAAACCTATTAATGAAGATATGTTGGACGATATTATCAATAAAATTAAAGATTCTGAAATTGTTAAAAAAATTGAAGATTTTTTTGATGGTGATGATGATGAAGATAGTGATGACTCTAAAAATTCCGATGATAAAAGCGTTGGTGATAAAATCAAAGATTTCTTCAAGTCTGTTGAAAAAGACCCATCAAAAACTGATGATATGATTTCACCTTTATGTGGTACAGAATATGAGTGGGAGGTTACAAGTGAATTTGGTGATAGAACAAGAGATGGTAAGAGTGAAAAACATTCAGCAAATGATTTAAAGGCAAAACAAGGTACAACTTTGGTTTCACCATTTAACGGTGAAATTATTGATTCTACTGACAACGCTTCTGATTGTGGTGGAATGATTAAGATTAAATTTGATAATGGATATGAGGCAAAGTTTTGTCACTTATCATCAAGAAGTGTTGAAAAAGGTGAATTTGTATTAAAAGGACAAGAGATTGGAAAATCAGGTGGTGACAAATCTGATTCAGCAAGCAAAAGAGGTAATTCAGAAGACGCTCACTTACACTTTGAATTGAAAAAAGATGGTTCATTTGTTGACCCATCAAAACATATTAACAAAAACTACTGTACAAAAGCATCATAATGATTAAAAAGATATTATCTTGGTTTAAGTTTAATAGATACATTAAGGTTGTTCATAAAGACCCAACAAGTTTTGAAATGGACCAATTGATGAAAAAAAATGAAAAACCAACCAAAATCGTAACTAAATTGAAATATACAAAAAATTAATTTGACATTTTAAACAACTTATACTATATATAAAGTATGAAATAGATTACAAACAGACTCTACGTAGTTACAAGAAAAGATTTGATGCCAGGTGCTCAAATCGCACAATCAGGACATGCAATTGCTCAATATCTGTTGGAGCATCCTGAAAAATCAAAAGAGTGGAACAATAACTATCTTATTTGTTTATCCACCGAAAACGAACAATCATTAAACAAAGTATTAGAAAAGTTAGAATCGTTTGGAATTCCTATTTCCACATTCTACGAACCTGATTTGAATAATCAGTTAACATCCATTGCGTTTCAACACAATGAAAAAAGTCATGGACATACAAAATCATTACCATTAGCACTTAAACAATAAACTTATGAAATAGATAACAGAAAAAAAAGAAGAAATTGTGTTTCATTTTAACAAGAAACACATTCAGAACTCAACAATCCCAATGTGGGTTGTGAAGTGTCGTGGTGATACACATTACGTTGACCACGTTGATGTATTACCAGGAATTGGTTTTTCAACAAAAGAAACTCCCGACAATCCCCACACTAAAGGGAGTATAAAATTCAAAGGACAATTGTCCATTAGTGAGGAAAACAATAAAATAACAGCAAAAATTTACTAAAATGAAAAACACAAAACACAACCCAACAATGATGATTAAATCGGCTTTCTCAAATAAAATCCATAAACTTTTAGGTGTATGTACCCATCACAAACCATATTCAAGAGAATACTGGGCATGTCTAAGTGAAAGAAAAAAATTAACTGATGAAGATAAAGTTAAACTTTTTGATGAGGTTATGAAGATTTATAAGGAAACCTCAGATGAAATAAAAAACTACCGTAACGACAGAAACCTAAAGAAGTGGGTTAATAGAAGACGAGAAAACAGAGGGTATGTCCCAAAGAAAAAAACAACCAAAGAAGAATATCTGAATATGGTTGAAAATATGAAAGAAGTTTAATAACTTTGTATTGTGATTGAAAAGTGACAGTGACGATTAGACCATGTGAGGCACACATAAAACGTATCAGTTGAAAGTTGAGGTGTTAGACCACCATTAATCACATATAAGGTCGGGTGGCTGAGTACTTAGGTGAGGGTCCGCAAGACCCCTTAGGATAGTGGAAATCTATCTCCGACCTCTAATTGGCTCTGTGGTGTAGCGGTAACATTGCAGTCTCTAAAACTGATAGTCACGGGTTCGAACCCCGTCAGGGCCACAAAAAATAAAAAAAAAATAAAAAATATTTGACATATCAATAAACTTTTGTATCTTTGTACTATATTTAATAACAAACACAATGAAACTCGTAAATAAACAAATCGTGAAACATGTCATTCAATTCTGTCAGAATTGGTATATTCGCTTATTTGCAAGTTCGGGTGTTTTAAGTTAACACGTAGTAGCCTAAAAAGGATACCCGAACTCACAAGGTTCGGGTTTTTTGTTTTTAAGTTCTTTGACATGTTGGTAATCAAAAATGGGACGGTAGCAAAGATGGTCAATGCACTGGACTGAAAATCCAGCCATGGTGGTTCGAGTCCACCCCGTCCCACAATACATTGGTGATTAGCTCAGTTGGTTAGAGCACTACGCTGATACCGTAGGGGTCACAGGTTCAAGTCCTGTATCACCAACCATAAATTACCCTTTCGTCTAATGGCAGGACAAGTGGTTTTGGTCCACTGAATGGAGGTTCGAGTCCTTCAGGGGTAACAATATGACTTCGTAGCTCAATTGGTTTAGAGCACCTCACTTTTAATGAGGGGGTTTCGGGTTCGAGTCCCGACGGGGTCACAACATCTTTCCTTAGCTCAGTTGGAAGAGCATCTGCCTTACATGCAGAGGGTCGTTGGTTCAAATCCAACAGGAAAGACAAAATGCCAGTATCGCATAGCGGCAATTGCACTTGACTGTAAATCAAGCCTCATTTGAGTTCGTAGGTTCGAGTCCTACTGCTGGCACAAAACTTATAATCCTCCAAAACTCGCTTTTTTTACTAGTTTTGGAGACTTATAGAATATAAGTCCATATGCCTGAATGGTAAAAGGGACAGTCTGCAAAACTGTTATTCGTTGGTTCGATTCCAACTATGGACTCTGTGACTGTAGCTCAGTTGGTTTAGAGCGTTGGTTTGTGGTACCAAAGGTCGTGGGTTCAAGCCCCATCAGTCACCCCAAATGGTTCCTTAGCTCAATGGATTAGAGCGTTTCGCTACGGACGAAAAGGTTGGGGGTTCGAGTCCCTCAGGAATCACAACACACAGGTCAGTAGTGAAATGGTATCATGACAGTCTCCAAAACTGTTGTTGGGGGTTCGAATCCCTCCTGGCCTGCAAAATACCAAAGTGGCGTAAAGGTAGCCGCGTTAGTCTTAGAAACTAATGTCCTCGGGACATGTGGGTTCGATTCCCACCTTTGGTACATATTCCTCGGTAGCTCAGCGGTAGAGCACTCGGCTGTTAACCGAGCGGTCCCTGGTTCGAATCCAGGTCGGGGAGCAACTTTTTTTGGTAAAGTCAAATATCTGTTGTATATTTGTATCATGACAACAGGATATATTTCTTCAACCGAATTTATCAAAGGTGCTAAAGAATCCGCATTGGCTAAAAGTGAGTCAGGTGATTGTGTTGTAAGAGCAATCGCATCTGCAGCTGAAATGGACTATGATTCGGCTCATCAGTTTGTTAAACAAAAATTTAAAAGACAAAATCGTAAAGGAACTTTTGGTTTTGGTGTTACTATGAACCTAATGTCTAAAAATGGTGAAAAAATTAACGGTAAATCTGTTGAAATTATCTCTGAAGAATATAGTACCATGTTGTACTACGTTGTAGTGAAAGGGGTTAAAACCCTTAGAAGTACTACAACGGGTTCTTTTATCAAAAAATATCCAAAAGGTACTTACGTGGTGGTTGTTAGAGGACATGCATTTACCATCAAAGATGGTGTGGTTATTGGTAACATTGAAGATGGTAAAAAAATGAAAAAATACATTAATGGTGTTTGGAAAATTGGGTAATATGTTTTAACTTTGTATTATAATAATGGTGTAGGTAGCTCAGTAGGTAGAGCAACGGTTTGAAACCCCGTGTGCCGAGTGGTTCGATTCCCTCTCACACCACAAAATAATTAGATGGGCGTAATGAGGGATGGTACCCGAGTCCCCAAGATTGGCGGTCACCTGTAATTGGTGGTCGTTGCGTCGTAAGGTTGTCTAATCCGTCCTGAACGGTATCCGGTTCGAGACCGGCTCTAATTATGAAAAACTAACCCAGTTTCACAATGAAGGCTGATACCTTCGGAGTGGGGGTGACGGTCAGGAGAGACTGACAACCATAGTCAGGTGGCGGAATAGTAGACGCAACGAAAGTAAAGTAAGATGGCCCAAACCTTTAAGGTGCGAATAAGCTACTTTGTGCAGGTTCAAATCCTGTCCTGACTACAGAGAGTTTTATCAACGGTTCTCACTAAAAAACCAAAGAAATAGTCAGGTGGCGGAATGGTTAGACGCGACCACGTGAGTGGTCAAACCGGTGTTACAGGTTCGAATCCTGTCCTGACTACCGAAGATATCTGTCTAAAAGGACAGGGTTAGCAATTTGGAAAAGTACGGAGCGGATAATATCCCTTCTGAGCGAAATCCTTAGGTTGTAGAGGCTGTGGAGCGACACCATATATCTTTGCAAATTTAGTCAGGTGGCGCAATGGTGAGCGCAGGATGCTTATATCATCAAGGTTATGGGTTCGAATCCCGTCCTGACTACTAATAACAGGAAATATGAAATATACACTAAATTGTTACGGATGGCAAATGGAAGCAATCGGAAAATCATTAACCGATGAGCAAGTTTCAAAAATTAAAGAGTTTATGAGCGAAAATGGGTATGAAAATTTGTGGGAAGCCCGTTTTGAATTGGACCAACTTTTAGACATTGACATTTGGGATGGTGAACTGTTTCATTTATCAAAAGCGTTTGATAACGGAGGAATGAATTTTGTTATTGAGGATGAAGAAGGGAAAGAGGTGTTAAAATTTGATATTCAAGATATGTTGGCTTTGGATGAGGTGATTGATGATTATTACACACATAATCGTCTTGAAGAGTATAACGCATTTCCAAATGAAAATGGTAACAATAACGTTCTGTTGATGGTTGATGAGAATAAAGGTGGGTTGTATTACATGAACTTTGAGTCAGATGATGTTCCAACAGTAGAAGATTTTACATTTATGACAGGTAGTATTGTAACACCTGAAGGCGATTATGATTATATTGATAAAATTTTCTTTAAAACTGTTGAGTTAGAAATTGAGGATTATTTGGATAATTCGGGGAAAGCATCAACCGTTGAATTGTTTACATCTGATGGAGGGGTAATAAACTAATTATAGTTTTGGCGAGGTAGCTCAATTGGTTAGAGCGTCTGTTTCATACGCAGAAGGTTAACGGTTCGATTCCGTTCCTCGCTACAAAGTTGATTATTCAAAACAAGTTATTTATATTTTAACAGATGGAAAAATTATCAAGAGTAGGGAACCAAATCGTCGGTTCTGAGATTATCAAAATCTCACAACAAATCAAAGAAATTGCAAAAACAAAACCTGTATCAAACTTAACCATTGGTGACTTTAGTTCCAAATTATGGCCAATACCAACAAAATTAAGTGATTACATTCAAGAAGCTTATGAACATGGTTTAACAAATTATCCAAATTCACAAGGTGAAATTGAGTTAAGGGAATCTGTTTCAAAACATATTAAACATCAATTCAATGTTGATTATTCACCTGAAGAAATCTTAATTGGTGGTGGTGTTAGACCTTTGATTTATACAGTTTATAAATCAATGGTAAATCCGGGTGAGGGTGTTATTTATCCAACACCATCTTGGAATAACAACCATTATTGTTTTTTACATAACGCTGAAAAACAAGAAATTGAATGTTCACCTGAAAATTCATTTTTTCCAACCGTTGAAGATGTTAAAAATAAATTGAGGGACAATACATCTTTAATTTGTATTTGTTCACCACAAAATCCAACAGGTCGTGTAATTAATTCAGAAGTTTTGAAAGGTATTTGTCAGGTAATTGTTGATGAAAACAATATCAGAAAAAATCAAGCATATACAAGACCATTGTATTTGTTCTTTGACCAAATTTATTCTGACATTACCAAAGATGGTTTATTTGTACACCCATTAACACTGTGTCCTGAAATTAAAGATTATTTGATTTGTGCTGACGGTATTTCAAAATCATTAAACGCAACTGGTGTTCGTGTTGGTTGGTTGTTTGGACCAAAAGATGTGATTGGGAAAATGACTGAGGTCTTGTCTCATATCGGAGCTTGGGCACCAAAACCTGAACAAACAGCATTGGCCAGATACATCAAAGAAAATCATGATGATTATTTGTCACACATTGATTATGTTACAAAAGAGTATGAATATTTATCAACCCAAATATGTGAAAAGTTTCAAGAGTTGAAGACAAAGGGTTTAGATGTTGATTATCAAAAACCTGATGGTGGAATTTATATTTCAGTTTATTTGGGTTATGTCCATTCATTTTCATCTACAGAAGAATATATTTCGTTCTTAATTAATACTTGTGGATTGGGAATTGTTCCTTTTGAATATTTTGGTTCCAAAGAAAATAAAGGATGGTTTAGAATCTCAATTGGTAACATTTCATCATTAAATTTGGATTTTATTCTTGATACAATTGAAAAATCCGTATTAAAATCAAATAGTTTTATAAATTCTATGGTATTTTGATTGATTTTTTCAAAATATTACTATATTTAATAAGAAATCAAATAATAATACATTCGATGAAAACCATATTCATATTCGGCACACCAGCAACAGAGGGTGATACTTCCAAAGTGGAGATGGGATAATATTGTAAAAAATCTTACAAAAACCCATCTCAAAAGGATGGGTTTTTTTTTGGTTATGTTTGTCAATATCAAAAAAATGTATTAACTTTGTATTGTTGTTGAAGATGACAACAGAACAAAAAAGTTCTTTGACATGTTGGTAATAAAAAAATTGCTCGGTTCGTCTATCGGTTAGGACCTCAGGTTTTCATCCTGGTAAGAGGGGTTCGACTCCCCTACCGAGTACAAAAGTTATATCCTCAGGTACCCGTACAGTGGTGAGTAGGGTTAAATTAGATACAAGTTCTCGGAACTGGAAGTAGAATGCCTGTACGATGTAACTTAAATGCCTCCGTAGCTCAGTTGGCCAGAGCTACTGATTTGTAATCAGTGGGTCGGCGGTTCGAATCCGTCCGGAGGCTCCAAATAAATAGTCAGGTGGCGAAATGCTTATAAGCAGACATATAGTCCCCTTATAACTTGGAAGACGCTTAGTCCTATGATGGTGTATGGTTGAAAGAGCTTACCTAGGACGAATGCCGTAACTGCAGTAATCCGGCGCTACAGGTTCGAGCCCTGTCCTGACTACAAACATTCAAGAGTAATTAACTTGAATAGGCTAATTAGTGGAGTGGTACCACAGAGGTGATTCTCAGACGCAGGTTCGATTCCTGTATTATCCACAAACCTCAGGATTAATTACCCTGAGACTGGAAGGTTCGAAACTTCCGATTGGTTATGGTGTATGGGGCACGGCAGAACGTAATTGGGATGCAGGATTAAGGTTCAAATCCTTATTAATCAGCAAATGGAGGTATGGGGTGAACCCCTGACACAAAGTACAAGTGATGGTACGTACGACCTATAGGTTACCAACCTCTAAACTAATTACAACTTTTTTAAATAGCGGGGTAGAGCAGAGGTAGCTTGCAAGGCTCATAACCTTGAGGTCACAGGTTCGAATCCTGTCCCCGCTACCAAATTGTGATACAGGTGTAACGTCGGTCTCATGAACCGAATTGGGTCGCCCCCCGTCAGAGGTTCGAGTCCTCTAATCACAACCAAATATATGGCGAGTTGGTGTAATGGTAACATATTGGGCTCATAACCCAAAGTTCTAGGTTCGAGTCCTAGGTTCGCAACCAAGTACCACGATGATTACCGTAAGAACATCACAGTGGTAGATAGAGTTAACGTGAATAACCCAAGGCATAAGCGTTAACAACCCCCCATAAGAATATTTGGCCAATAGAAACTGTGGGGGTTTTTAAAATCTTGTGTCTTGGTACGCTCTGACGAAAGTTAACGACAAGGTCTCGGTGGACAGAACTAGTCTGATTCCACCCAAAAATGCGAGTGTCGTATAAAGGCTATTACTCCAGCCTTCCAAGCTGGAGATGGGAGTTCGATTCTCCCCACTCGCTCAAAAAGAACCTTTCCTTACGACTCTGTAATGGACCCTGCTCTATGGTGCACACATAACAGGTGATGGGGAACAAACCATCGGTAAAATCTAAACCTACGGTGAGCGTAGAAGGAAAGTTTCTTTTTGTTGCGGGAGTAGCTCAGTTGGTAGAGCACAACCTTGCCAAGGTTGGGGTCGCCGGTTCGAATCCGGTCTCCCGCTCAAATGTGAATCTTAAAAAGGGCCCTTCCGTGTTTATTACGGCTTGTTGGGCCCGGATTTACTAACTACGGTCCTGTAGTTAATCGGCTATAATATTGCCCTGTCACGGCAAAGTGCCGGGTTCGATTCCCGGTGGGACCGCAAAAATAAGGGCTGTTAGCTCAGTTGGCTAGAGCACCTGCCTTGCACGCAGGGGGTCGACGGTTCGAATCCGTCACGGTCCACAAAAAAATAGCGTAGTAGAGGAGTCAGGTTTATCTCATCTGCTTTGGGAGCAGAGGCACGCTGGTTCGAATCCAGTCTACGCTACAATTATTTTTTATTATCAACGTGTATTTATAGTTATGGTATTATTAGAAGGTAGAAAAGAAGACATTTATAACAAATACAAAGGACAGATTGATGCCGATAGGAAATTAGATTCATCTTTTGAACCATTATCAATTTATGACATATTGATTGGGGAGCCGTTTTTACAACAAACAAACTACAAATATTTAGAACCTTTAGTACAACAATATTTTTTCAACAACGAAGTTTATCCAAGACAAGGTAAAGAGTTGGAAGAACTTGAACCAAATCACCCTAACACAGCAATTGAGTCTATACGTAGCAAAAGACAATTTGTTCAGAATGTTGTATCAAAAGTTGAATTCTTTGATAAGAATAAAGACAAATACCCTAAAAAAGATTTAAGGGAATATATTGGAGATTGGTTTGAAAGAGATTTTTTGGATTTTACAGATGATTTAATTAAAAAATCTTCAATTAAACAAGAGGAAAAGAAAGCTAGAAAAGAAGTTGAGAAAATCTACGATAGTGATACGGTTTTAATAGTGAAACCAAAAACACATACGGCATCTTGTTATTATGGTGCAGGTACCAAATGGTGTACGACAATGAAGGATAACACATCCTATTTTGATAATTACACAAAAAATGCAAATCTTTATTATATAATTGTTAAAAAGAAAAAAGTATCTGATAGATTTTATAAAATAGCCCTTAGTATCAGACCAGGTCAGAAATTAATTGATGCCGAGTGGTATGATGTTTTGGATAATATGTTAGGTTATAGTGAAAAAGATTTATTCCTAACAATTATCCCACAAAAAGCTATTGATTCAATTTATGAAGATTTAAAACAGTTAAAAGATTCTTGGTTTACTAAAGAATTGGTTCCAACAATTCCAAAAACAGCTTTAATGCAGGCAGGTTCTAGATTTTTTTTAAGTGGTACTAAATCAGTAAATATTGCGTTAAGATTTGAACAATTTGAATTACATGATGATTTGGGTGATGTTGAAGAGGATGGTGAATTTCAAAGATTTACCGCAAAATATAGACTTTCAGAATTCAATCAAACTGAAATGGAATTAGTTGACCCTGATGAGGATTCTCATTTTTATGAAGACGGTTCAGTTTATGGTGTAGTATTGGCAGGTGAAAACACATATCAAATTATTTTAAATTTTGAACAAGATGATGATTATGGTAATGATTATCTTTTAAATTACGGAGAACAATTACAAACTGATGGTAATTTTAATAAAGATAAGTCTTTTTCGGTGACAATGCACAAAATGTTAGATAAAACATTAGATAAAATTACAAGTTATGATTATTTCAAAGCTAAATTAAGGGAATTTAGTGAGAAAAAAGGTATTAATAGAAAATACACATTAGCTGGTTATACCTTTACTAAAGGTGGTAAATTAACAAGAGCGTTGATTAATTATATTGATTCATTACCTGAAGGTGTTGTTGGTAATAAATTAGATTTCTTAAAAAGAACAGGTCAAGTTACTGTTACACCCCAAGGAAGTTTTAGTAAAACAGGAAGACAAATATCACTTCAAGGATATCTATCATCTTTCTTTTCAGCGGCAAACCAAGCCGGAATTATTCAAAAACCTAAGGGTAAAAATGGATACATTAAAGGTCCAAATTTTGACAAATACAAGGAAAAATTCTCTTAAGATTATTTTTTAATTATTTTTTACTTTTTTTTGGTTTTTGCGGTTGAAATTGCACATTTTTTGATATATATTGTTTGACTAAAGCAATGGACCCAAACGAAAAAACCACCGAACAAGATTTCAACACGATTTTGGATAATTTTATATCCGATGATAAATCTGCGCAAGACGAAAATCCTCAGATTGAGTATTCGTTTTGGGAAGACGAGTGGGACAATTGTAATGGTGATATTATCTTATTTATTTAAAGAAATATTCTAAAAAACCAATTGCGCTTAACCCGAGCAACAGTATTACACAAATTATTGTACTCCAAAAAAACATTTTGTAAGAAAACTGAATATTTTCTTGTTTCTTACCTTGCCATTCAAATTCATTGTCCTTCATAATATTGTATCATTTTTTTTGCGTTATTTATTAACCAATTTTCAACATTAGGTATTCTTCTTAAAAATTCTAATTCAGTGTAATAACAGAAAACCTCTTCTTCAATTGGGGTATATTTTATTTTTTGTTTTATAATTCTTAAATGATGTGATTCATGTACTAAAATTGCTGAAATGTTGTTTAAACAACTATGGGTGGCATCTTTTCTTGTTATAACAACTGTTTGACTGTCCTCAACTGTTGAGAAGTTCCCATTCCAAAATGAAACATTCTTACAATACTTTAAAATAACATTATAATTTGTTGTATCATATTTTTTAACTATCTGAAGAGCTGAATCAACTCGTAGTCTCCAATTGTCGCCCACATCATCAATTTTTATTTGTGAATATCCAAATATTGGTATATAAAAAAGAATTAAAACTAACCACTTCATCTTAATGTTAAATATACACTAACAAGACACTAATGTCCACATAGTCATATTTATAGGTAATTACCAAGATGCAAATGAAAAAAATTCTTTTATCATTAACGCTGGTTTGCGCTTCGCTGGTGAGTTACGCGCAAACATGTCCGACACCGTCCACGACGGCTGCTCACGTGACATTAGATTCAACTTACCAAACAGGTACCTATAGGTCTGGAAAAACAAACATAGGATTGTGTTGGTACAACAACACCTCAACAAACATTACGGCAACACAGTTTAGAGTATTCTACGATAAAACTGCGTTTGCTAAGGTTGATACTGTTACTTCGTTGAATACGTCGTTCTCACAGTATCTTCAGTATGTGGACAACCCAACAGGTGGATATGTAACAATTACTTTAACTTACACAGGTAATAATAGTAGTTTTACATTACCGAATGGTAAAATGTTCCAAGTTACTTTGAAACATTCATCAGTACTTGCAACAACATACTTTACCCCTACCGATATGACATTTGGTGGAACCCCAACTTTTCCTCAGTTATCTACAACTCAGGCAGGTGCCGACTATGCGTTGACACTTAAAAACTTTGGTGGTGTTTTCAAACCTCAGGTTATGTCATTTAAGGGTAAGTTTGTAAACGTTACTGGTACACCTTCAAAAAACTTGACAGTATCATTAGAGAAGAAACTTAAAACTTCTTCAACATGGTCATATGTTCAAGATACCTTTACTAATAGTTTAGGTAAATTCTTCTTCACAGATGTTGCAATTGATACAACTGTTTGGGATGTAAGAATTGCAGTTAAAGGTGATACTATGGGTGTTGGAGCAATTGTTTCTACATCAGATGCACAAAGAATCAACCAATATGTATTGGGAACTCAGTCTATGACTGGTTTTGATTACTATTCATCTGACGTAAACGGAGACAATTCAGTTTCAATCTCTGACGTTTATGGTGTTTACGCAAGAGTATCAGGTAGATTTACAACTTGGTCAAATAGTGTTAAAGATGTTAAATTCTTTACAGTTTCTGAATACGACACTATTAACGGTTCGAGTAAAAACTACACAAGTACAATTGCGGGTGTAACAAACTTCACATACCAAATCATCGCAGGTCAACCTGACTCTGTAACTTATTATGTTGTGTGTCCTGGTGATGCTAACGGAACAGGTTACAACAGAGCTCGTTTAACACCAATTCAAATTGTTAATCCAAACAATGCTAACAAACACATCATTGATGTAACTACAGCATATGATAACATTTTGGAAACTATTGAAGTTAACTACCCTAAATTGGGTGTAGATGCTGGTGACGTGGTTAGAATTCCTGTAAAATTAAAAACAGGTGGTATTAACTTAGGTTCATTACAGATTTGTATGAAATACGATTCTACTCTTTTAACTTTTAAAGGTGTAAAAAATGAAATGAAAACTTCTTATTGGATTTCTTTCATCAATACATCAAACAACATGGTTGAATGGGGTGGATATGACCCATCTAATAACCAACACTTGGTTAACGATGGTGATTTGTTTTTTACATTAGAATTTGAATCTAAAAAACCACAGAACGAGTGGGGAAAAAGTCCATTGTATGTTCAAAGAAAATTTGCAGGTAACCCATTGGCAACTGATTTAAACATCACACCAACTGACGGAATCATTCAAGTTTTCAGAATGGGTGGTACAACAAACAATTTCAAAGATATGATTTTATATCCTAACCCATTTGAGGGTGATGTAACAATTGGTTTTAAAATCTACAAAGAAGGTAAAAACATAATTGGTATTTATGATATAAACGGAAAACAACAAATGGAAATTGTTGCAAACGAAACTAAAATTGGAATTTATTCAAACACAGTTGATTTGAGTTTTTTACCTCCAGGAACTTACTTGGCGGTTTTAAGAAACGAAGAAAAAACAACAACAAAAAAAGCAGTTAAAACTAAATAATAAATTTGGGGGTTACTGACCCCCATAAGCCGAAAAAAAAAATAAACAAAAAATAAAATACAAAAAAATGAGTGAAGAACAAGAAACAAATGACAGTACTTGGTCAGGTTTAAAAAAAACAATTATCGGTACAATCGCAACAGCAGTTACGGCTGGTGGAGCATGGTTCACATCAACATTATTCGGTGGTGGTGATGACGAAGAAAAACCAAAAACAGAACAAGCACCTGCGGCAGCACCTGTTATCAACTTAAGTGTTGACAATTCGTCAAAAAACACAGCAGGAGGTGGTGGCGGAACTACAACAGTTATCAAAGAAAAAACTGTTGTTGAAAAACAAGCAGCACCAGCAGAATCTAAACCAGCAAAGAAAAGCGAAACTGAAGATGCGCCTTGGTAATATACTAGTAGGTTTAACTTTATTATTTGCGAGTTGTGTATCAACACAACCACTAAGTGGGCAAATAGGTTCAGTTAAAACCGAAGAATATACCGCAGGATTTGAAAAGAAAAAATCTTTGGATTCATTACCTCCATACACAGATACAATTCAGATTCCAATACAAATTTTGAAAATTGGTATCAGTGAAGAAGTTTATGAGATGTACCCTGAGTTAAAAGACGCAAGAGTTGGTATGGGTGTTACAAATATTGTTTTAGAATATTTGGAACAAACAGGAAGATTTGTTTTCACTGAAGACAAATTGGAAATAAAAGAAAGAATGGTTAACCAATTCAAAGCATCAAACAAAGGTTTTACTGAAAACAAAGTTGACGGTAAAGGTAAAATTAAGTTAGCAAAATACTTTGTCTACATTGAAGTTTATGACTTCTCTGTTGGTGAAGATGAGGTGGTTGAAACATCAGGTGTGACAATCAAACAAAATACACAACTTGGTTTACAAGTTAGATTTGTTGATGCAGAATCTGGTGAAGTTATCACAGGTAGTGGACAAGGAAAAGCGGTTACAACTAAAACATCATCAACTCTTGGTGATATTGATGGACCAAAATTCAATAAATCTACAGTTGGTGTATCAACCAAAAAAGCATTAGAAACATCTACCGTAAGAGTGGTGGAAAAGTTGATAAAAAAAGGAGTATTTAAAAATTAAAATGGCTATTAAAGACAAAATCAAAAATTCATTGGGTTTAGATAAACCTGATTTCGTAAAAGTAGAAGACAAAAACAGATTCTACTACATGTTGCAACAAATGCAAAATAATAGATGGAAAATCACCTTGGCGGTGTTGTTCTTATTCTTCTTCATTATCGCTGGTATTAATTCAGCGGTTTTCTTCGGTGTATCCATCGGTGAAGATTGGAAAGAATTGTTATTAATCTTGTTAGGTGCTTTTGTTGGTAACTTAAACAAAGTTGTTGACTATTGGTTCAACTCTGAAGACAGAGACAAAATGTTGATTCAAAAAGTTGACGAAGAAGATGGTCAATCTTTATCTAACGTAACATCAGTTGATTAATGAAGTGGATATTTTCAATATTATTATTGTTAGTATCCTCTGCTAGTTTTGGTCAGGGGTTCTCATATTCGTATGTGGACCCCTGTTCTAAAAAAACAAATACTGTTTACATACCTTCGGGTCAAAATTCAGTAACAATAAGTTATTATGGAGTAGCAAATACGTTTACTCAAGCCGATTTTCAAAACGGAACATTTTCAGCGTGGATGTATTCAGTATCCGCAGCATCAACACAACCATGTGAGGGTTTAAAAACACAAACACAAACCAATACAAATCAAATTATTACCAATAACATTATTTCAACACTAACAAGTGTGACAGCAGCGGCAACAATGTCCGTAACGAGTTCAATTAGTTCTGTTAGTTCTCAAAGTGCAGGAACTGCGTTAGGAAATAGTGTGAATAACTCATCAGATAACAGTAGTGGTGGGGGAAGTTCAAAAGAAAACAAAAATGGACAGAATAATTCAGGAAGTAAATCAAATAATCAAGAAAGTGGAACCTCAGGACAACCTCAAGGAGGTGGAACAACAACTAATTCAACTCAAGGGTCTAATAAGACAGAAGGAGGAAGCTCATCAGGTACAAATCAATCAACTGAAGGAGGAAATCAACCGTCTGGCTCACCTGTAGGGGGTAATACGGCTCAAAATCAACCAAATACGAGCCCAAATACAAATAAAACTGAGCCCAATACAGGGAATTCAGGGTCAAATACGGGGAATTCAGGTAATACCACACAATCAGGTCAAAATACAGGTAATAATACCCAATCGGGTACAAATACAGGGTCAAATGGGGGAAATAATACCCAATCGGGTACAAATACAGGGAATTCGGGGTCAAATACAAATAATACAGGTGGTTCCGGTGGTACAAATACGGGGAATACAGGGTCAAATACGGGGAATTCAGGTTCTGGTGGTGGAAATACAGGGAATTCGGGGTCAAATACAAATAATACAGGCGGTTCCGGTGGTTCGGGAGGTGGAACTGATACAAAAACCAACACAACAGACCCTACAACGACTCCTACGGACAGTAAATCAGGTGGGAATGGTGGAACCACCAACTCAGTTGCAAACGCTGCTGAGGCCTCATCAGGTGGTTCAACATCAAATGCATCAGAAGGTAGTGGTGGTGGAGGTAAAGGAGGCGCAAAATCAAATATTAGAGTGGGTTCAATCATTGGAACTGGTGATATTGTTGCAATTAGAAGTGCTGAAGATAATGCGAACTCATTTAAGGCAACAATGTCTGTTACAAAATCAAATACTGATAATTCAAGAGCTAAGGGAGCTTTATTAAATTTTACAACCGCAATCAATAACTCAAATCTTACTTTTTACGGAGCGTTTACGAATAAAGCTAAATCAAATACTCTAATTTGCGCCAATTCAACAATGATTAACTTTAATTATGATTTGTTTAATACAACAACAGTTCTTGAATCTCACAGATTTAACAAATTTTCACTTATGGGTGGTCTTAACTACACCATAGGTTCAATGGCTGAAACATCATTTAATAATATTTCAGCTGTTGGTGGTGGTTTTTACATGTTTAAAGTTAGTAAAAACTTATCAGGTAATATGTTGTTATTGGCGGTATATTCACCTTTTACAAAATTCTATGAAGGTACTTGGTGGCAATCAGGAACATTGTTAGTCCCATTTAGTTCTTGGGATTATTCAATTTCAAAAAACTTTAAATATAATGTCAGTTTCTCAGGAACATGGGAAGTTGGTAAATCTGTATTACAATATCAGATATTAACAGGTGGTAAAATAATGTTATAAAAATATGAAAAACACAATTATACTATTAGGTATTATACTCACGGGTATAATCAACCTAAACGCACAGGACTGTTACACAGTCAAAGAAGTTAACAACAAAACTGAAAATCCTGACCTTTCATCAAAAAGATTCACTTTCGGTATAAAACAAATGACTGAAGAGTTGTTGGGTGAAAAATTTACAATCTGTACTGATGGTAAACCTGTTGTAGTTAACATCACATCAATTGAAGCTCCGACTGTTGGTATTAACATTGGTCCGTTTATGATTAGAAAGAAAAATACAATTGTAAAAACCGAAATCGTTATCAATGATAAAGTTTATGTTGGTGAGGGTACCGCAAAACTTTCAGTTAAAGCATCTTTTGCAGAATTAAAAGATGAAAATTTACCATTTGAAAAAAGCGTTTTTGCATCAGCAGTTAAAAAATCATTACAAGACGGTATTTCTAAAATATAATGAAGTGGATTATATTCATATTAACTTTTTTCATATCACTGAAGTCATATTCTCAATCACCATTATGTGCTAGTAGACCAACAAGTTTTTGTTGTGAATATGTTTCAAGTGTGAGTATTAATGGAAAAACATTTGCAGGAAGTACAGGATTTAGTAATACATCTGGTGGTAGTCCTGCGGGTTATTATGATTATACATACACCAAAGATACTGTCCCAAGAATTAAAGCGGGTCAAAGTATTTCTATTTCATATACAGGGGTTACCAACGGTAACTACATGGAGTATTTCAAACTATGGATTGATTTTAACGGTAATGGTGTTTTAACCGATGCCGGTGAGTTGGTCCATAGTTCTAATTATCAATGGACAGGTACCAAAACAGTTACCGCAAGTTTCACCGTTCCAACATCTGTTTATAACGGTGAAGTATATATGAGATTTGTAATGCAATATTCAGGTTCTCCTGTAATATGTGGTACATACTCATATGGAAATACATTTGATTTCAAAACAAGAATTGTAGGTGCGACTGACCCATTTAGTTATACAGGATATATCTATAATTCAGAAGGAACTGGTATTCAAAGTATTCCCGTAGAGTTATATAGTAAATTAAAAACTGATGTTACTTACACTTCTTTAAATAGCGTAACAACAGATGCAAATGGTAAGTTTAGTTTAAGTTCAACTAGAGACGCTACCTTATATGATTTTCAATTGAGAATCAGTACTCTAACAATATCATCACCAATTGTTAATGATGCAAAATTATTTAATACTAAAGTAATTGAACAATCGTTTAATTCACGTGATTATTATAGAATGGATGTTAATAATGATGATAATTTATCTATAACAGATGTTTATGTAATTTATATGAAAATTATTGGTGTTGGTTGGAAATCAGGTGTTGTTAATTATAGAATTTTTACACCGACTGAATGGAGTACAATCAGTACATCAACAAGTAATTTGAAATCAACCTATTCAGGGACACAAACCATTACAGTCAATGGGTTAACAAATAAAGGTAGCTCTAATTACTATTTAGTGAGAACAGGATATAGATTCTAACATTATATTTTAAAATATATTTGTTTTTAATAAAGTTTGTTATTACCTTTGTTCCAATATGGAATATAAACATACCTTTAAAAGGTTTCTTCAGAGAATCGCCATTGATATTACACGTAAGTTGGACTATCGTACATTAGATAAGTCTACTCACGGGAAAGAATGTTTTTCAATTTGTCAGAAATTAATCGGTAATCCCGAATCAGAACTTATTGTATCACCATTAACGGCAAAAAGATACATTAAAAATGATGATTCAAATATCTTTGTAATTATACAAGGACGAACAGTTCAAATCATCAACCATATTTATAGTTATTCAATACATCTTGATGAAAAGACATATGAAAGGGTAATGGCAACATTCAACCAAGAACAAGAAAAAAGATGTCTTAAATTGGAATCAGAAGTAGAAGTAAACATTAAACACTCACTTAAAAATATAATTAATAATTTACAAAAATAATATGAACAAGTCATTTAAAAATACGTATAGATTAGGAATGTTGGTCTTTATAATCACAACATTATTTGCCAGCATTATTTTTGGTGCCATGTTTCGTTCTTGTAGTTCTGAACCTGTTGTCAACGTTAACGTAATGGACCGCAAAAATGAATCAGTTCACGATACATTCTACATGGATAGAGAAGTCACAAGAGTAATACGTGACACTGTTAGAATACAAATCAAACCTGTGGTAATACCAACCGTAAAACCTGTGGTAAAACCAACAGTAATACCAAAGACGGATACTACATCTAAATAATTTTTGGACCCTTAGCTCAGTTGGTTAGAGCGGCTGACTCATAATCAGTAGGTCACAGGTTCAAGCCCTGTAGGGTCCACCATGAATATAAATTTAAAAAACTTTTTGTTTTGTTTTGGAATATTTGCGTTAAGCCAAGTTTTGGTTTGGTTTCAACTGAATGGACAATTCTTTAATGAGTGGTTCAAAAAGAATACCTTTTTATTATCCCTTGTTGGTATTCCAATTAGTTATCTTTATATCTATGGTACAAATTATGGTGTAAAAGCATTTGATGGATTGCTGTGGCCACAAAGATTTTTAGGGTTTTCTATTGGTATAATTATATTTGCAATTTTAAGTCATAGTATTATGGATGAGACAATTAATTTCAAAACAATGCTGTCTTTATTCCTTTCTTTTCTTATAATATTAGTACAATTATTTATTAAATAAGACTATGGCATATTGTATTGTAAAATTGATGAAAAATACTAATGGTATTGAATTACCAGTTATCTTATTAGACAACAATGATGAGGTTTGGGAGTTTGAAAATAGTGATGTTGCTATTAAAATGGCGGAAATTTTAACAAAAAATTCTGATTCAGGTTATAGATATTACGTAAAAAAGGTTTAGTTTTGTAATTATAAACATGTCTTCGTAGCTCAGCTGGATAGAGCAACTGCCTTCTAAGCAGTAGGTCACAGGTTCGAATCCTGTCGGAGACACAAAAAAATACGGAGGTTTGGCAGAGCGGTCGATTGCGTCAGTCTTGAAAACTGAAGATGTTGAAAGGCATCCTGGGGTTCGAATCCCTAAGCCTCCGCAAAATCTTGGGACACCAACCCAAGATTTTTTTTTTTGGAAGATTACCCAAGTCGGTGAAGGGGGCAGTTTGCTAAACTGTTAGGCTGAGAAATTGGCGCGGGGGTTCGAGTCCCTCATCTTCCGCAGAAAAAGAACCAAGTTATTTGACTCGGTTTTTTTTATTTACTATCTTTGTATCAAATAATTTAATCATGACAAAATTAAAAGAATTTAGAGAAACCGCCCCTGATTGGATGAAGATTTCAATGTTAGATGTTTTGGAACTGATAGACTCATCCAAAACTAATAAATTTTTACCAATGTTGACACAGATAGTTAACAATAGTTATAGGACAAGGACTGATAATCCTCATGAAATTGATGACTATAGAAGAGAATTGGTACAAAGAGTTCCAAGTTTGAAAAATAAAATAAATACTTTTGGTAAGGGGACTCTTTTTACTATTTACCACATGATAGAACAAATAAGAGTTAGCGAACTTGAGACTATGTTGGATTTTATGGATTCGTATGAAAAAAATCAAATTAATAATGTCGACATAAATAATTTGAAAAATATTCAAGAAATTGAAAAGATTGTTAACTTAATATCAGTTAAAAATTTAATTAAAGAATATTCTAAACAAATAAGTGTTGAACTTGAAACGGAAAAATGGTTGGTTCTTAGACCCTTAACATATGAAGCTTCTGTAAAATATGGTGCCAATACAAGATGGTGTACCGCATCAAAACACAACCCAAATCAATTTTTTAGATATACTGAATTATCCATATTAGTTTATTGTATAAACAAAGAAACAGGGGTTAAAACTGCCTTCCATTCTTGGATTGATTCCCAAAAAAAACCTTATGATATTTCGTTTTGGAATTCTGCTGATGATAGAATTGACTCGTTATTTACTGATTTGGACGGTGAAGTAATAGATGTTTTGAAAAAAACAATTACTTCTTCTGAAGTTACGTCTAATAAAGAAATTGGTGGTGAATTTTGGACTAAATCCTACGAAAACAATGTTAGAGAAGAGAAATTGTCTGAAACACCCATAAGAGAATTAATAGAACCAGGTGAGGAACAAGGGGTAGATTATGCAATGGAACCTGAAACTGAACAATCAGATGCACGCGATTATCCCTTAGTGAATTATTAAAATTTTTATTAAAATACTAATTTAGTTTGCAATTTGTAATATTTATAAATTAGTACAAAAAAAATATGGATTGGTCAAAAATAATTGAGGTACTTTTAACATCATTCACATCAATATTTATTGCGCTTATTACTGCGGGATATTTTAGAAGAAGGGCTGAAAAAGTAAAAGAACAATTTTCTAAAAAACAATTAATGAAGCAAATTGAACATGACGAAATTGTTCATTACGCTTTAAGAGAATTGAGAAGAAAATACAATGCAGATAGAGTGTATGTTTGGCAATTCCATAACGGTGGAAATTTCTATACATCATCTCCAATGCAGCGAACGTCAATAACGTATGAAAGATGTTCTGAAGGGTTGGAAAGAAAAGCCGAAAAATATCAAGGAGTTTTAATCAGTAACTTCACAGGATATATCAGAGATACGATGGAATATAAAATGTTCTATCACGATGTTGAAGAACTTCCTGATTTTGCAATTCGTTCTTTAATTTTGAGTAATGGTACATTTTCACACGCCGCAGTTCCAATCTTTGATAAGGCAAATCATTTAACAGGTATAATGGCTCTTGATTGGGTATTCAGTGAAATACCTGAAGAATATTTAACTGATGGTCAATTCAGTGAACAATTTAAAAAACAATATACTGCTGAAAGTAGTTCTTTAACACAATACTTATGAAAAAAATTCGTCAAATCTTAAAAGAAGAAACGTCTGACCCATTTGCTGGTGTTCCGAATGATTTACTATTTGATTTTTTACAAGACTTTGAAGGTGAGTACAATGAGTCCAAAGCAAAACAATTTTGTAAATATTTGAGTATTAGCTATACTAATGAAAATACTTCTTTTTTTGATGAGTTAATTAATTTAAATCCACGTGTAAGCTCACCTGATGAAATTATTAGACCCAAAAGAAAAGAATATGAAGTTATATTTGAGGTTAAAGAAAAACTATGGGTTAAGTATGAAACAATAACTAACACATTTAGTTACAATAAAGAATCTGTTGAACGACAAGTGTATGATGGTTATATAGGTTGTTTTGATGGTCCTGAAAGACCAAATAGTCGTGAAGTGTATGATTCTGAGTTTTTAGATGAAAATGCTTACGTAACTGAAATTTGATTATATAATTTTTAACAATTATCCTTATTAACTTCATATGAAATATAACGTAGTAATTTCAGGCATTAGTCAAAAAATTTCATTGGGTTCCGTTTCCAATGAACAAAGAAAAAAAATTATTAACTTTTCAAAAGAAACTAACATTTCAGTTTCTGAGACAATTTTCAACGAATTAACCGATGTTTTAAATTGTGAATGGTCAGACATTTGTGACATTGACATTATTGATGGTGCAATTCCTGAAGAATCAAAAATCACAATTTACGATGAATTTGATAAAATTGTTTTTGACCGAAAACTTTCAGAATTAAAAACAATAATTGATTTTGAGGAACATGAAGAAAATGCAATTCCTGATACTATACATCTTTTAGTAGTACGTAAACAGAAAGGTTCGCTGTTAGATGAAATTATTTACTTGGATGAAAAAATTGATTTGTCTAAAATAGAAATTGTTTGTGATACATTTACGTTGACTGATGGTTCAGTTTATAGTTGTATTCAAGGTTTCAATTATGGAGATGACTTTTATGTCCTCAATCCATTAGACGTGTGGCATTACCAATTCCAATCAAAATTTATTTAATTGTCTTATTGACAATTACCATATATTTATGTATAATATTAAAAAAATGAAAAAAGTATTATTTGCAATCGTAATGGTAGGAGCCTTAGTGGCAGCTTGTAACAACTCAACTGAAACTACAAATGTTGACTCAACTGTTTGTGATTCTGTTATGTGTGACTCAATTAAATGTATAAACAACTGTGATTCATCTATGTGTGATTCAACTGTGTGTGATTCAGTTTGTGAAACAAAGTGTGAAGTAAAAAAGTAATTTAAACCTATCTAAATAAAAAAACCCCTCTTGTTAAGGGGTTTTTTTATGCTCTTCATATTTATTCACATGAGAGACGCTAATTTCGTTAAAGGTACCGTTATCAACTATATGGATGAAGATTGGACGGTAAGTGATTTTTATTTTTATCCAGGTAATCCAAAAATTTATGTTGGACTAAAAAAAAATGGTATTCAAATGAATATTGAACTTGATTTAGTTAAAGATTTTATCACTAATTTAAACTATAGTTTAGACCTACAAGAAAGTTTTTAATATCGTTTGTTGCTCCTGTAGCAAAGAATGATTCATATGCAGTTGTGTATTGTAATTTAATACCTAATAACTTATTTAAATCAAATTTAACCCACGATTTTGTCATAAGTATGTAATCTGATGTCTCACCTACTTTTGGTTGATACAGACACTCTACAAAGTATTTTAACTTATAATTTTTCATCTCACCAAAGAACTGTGCTCTTGGTGAATGACGAACACCTGAATTTATAATTGTTGGGTCAACATAAGTGTTATCATAGTATAAAACACCATATGATAATGTGTTTTCCAAATACTTTGTTCTGAAGGTTGTAATACCGCCACCAACACCAGTTTCAATACGTTGATTAATTTTCTTTGATGTTAATTGTGATAGCTGACCAAATGTGAATACAGAGTAGTTCTTATCTATAATTCTTGGTTGTACCCTTAACGTAAAATCATTGATAAGGATGTTTTTGTTGGTTGTCATCAACTGATAGTTAGTTGACATACCTGTCTCAAACTTTTTCCAATTGACACTGTTAAACGTTGAGAAAACAATGTTATTCTGTTGGTTGTTATTTGCATTGTTCATTGAACCTGTTAAGTCCACATTATATTTGTAAGTAATTGAGTCTTGTCCCAAAACAAAATTTGACAATATAAGTAAGGGGATTAAAATGTATTTTTTCATATAATAAAAAAGGGGGTTCAAGACCCCCTTAGTAAGGTTTATTATGCTAATAAGTGATAATACTCTTTGAAGTGTTTAATTCTATCAGGAAGTCCGATAGTACCACCGTTTACTCTTTTTGTAACTGCGGTTACCGTAGCGTCATCAGCTCCTTTGTCAGCAATTGCATTCAATCCGTTCTTACTAAAGAACCAACCTGCTGATGCTAATGCGTATTTGGTAGCAACCAAATCAGGATTTGCAACCGTATCTTCACCGATTGATTTTGCAAAAGATGTGTAGTTTTCTTTTCCTGTCAATTGGATGTAACCTCTACCTCTGAATTTGTAACCTTCTTTTGTTTCCTCACCACCGTTACCCATTCTTCCACCATAAACTTTTGATGCAATTTTTTCAGGGTTTCTTGCGTATGACTCAGCGATGTTACCAGGGAAATATTTAGGGAAAATCTTCTTGAGACCATCCGCTGAGTAATTTAAGTTTTCTTGTGTTGCTTTGAATCCACCTGACTCGTGACCACATTGTGCCAAGAAGTGAGCCAATCTCAAAGGTGTGTTGATTTGGAATTTTTCCATTACAGTTGGAATCTGTACGATTACAGCTTCAGGAATGTGTCCTTTTAATTTTTCCAAATTAAGTGGGCCACCTTTAGGGATAACAACATCTTCTTTAATAACTGATGCTGACAATCCTAATTTTTCCATTGATGCTGGACCGATAATACCGTCAGCAGTTAAACCATTTTTTGTTTGCCATTCCTTAACAACCTTTTCAGTGCCAGAACCGAAATCACCGTCTGCGGCAATTCCTAATTTTGATTGAAGAGCTTTTACCTCTTCTCCTTTTGAACCTAATTTTAAAATCATATTTTTTCTTGTTTATTATATATAAATATTTGGTGGATTAGAAAAATGGTTGTATATTTGTATAAGGAAGGAAGACAAACTATGAAAAACATAATCACCACTATCGCAATGTTTATCTTGACAATCACCGCTCAAGCACAAGTCTATCAGTTTCATTGTAAGGGTTTCTACAATTTTGAACATACTTCAGGGTTGAATTCTATGGAAGTTTTGAATAACAACCAAGAAACCAAATTGATGGGTGTAACATCAAATGTTGTTTTTATCTTTGATTGTGTTAAAAATACTATGACCGATGTTGACTCTTTCAATAAATCAGTAGTTGTAAGACCAATCATTGATTCTCATTCTGAAAATAATTATCAATCATTTACTGTGAGTTCACGTGACGGAACTGACTATCTTTATATCTTTGACAAATATAACCCAACATTCTTGATGTGTGTTTGGAGAAAAGATTTGTTCATGACTCAAGGTTGGGTATCTTGGTTACCCAAAAATCTTAAATAAAAAAGGGACTATTTGAGTCCCTTTTTTTAAAATAATGTTAAATATTTTTTAAGCTAAACCTAATTGATTTTTTTGTGAAAAATTCTTTAAATATGGTAACGCTTGTTTAACCGAATCTGTTGGAATTACATTCATTCCAGCCTTTATTTGTGCTAAATAAGTTAAACCATCTTTTAATAGTTTTAAATCGTTAACCATTGCTAATACTGCAGCGATTGAATTTACATTACCAATCTCCCTACCACCCATCATAGTTCTGTAACCTCCCTCTTGACCTAATTGATATCCAAGTATTGACATTGATTTGTTAAATTGATTAATTAAATCATCGCCCCAAACACTTGCTAAAGCCGTTTCAAATTGTGGTCCAACCAAACTTTTTTCAATACCATTTAATTTTGATGACATAGTTGCCAATGTTTTATAATCCAAAGGTAATTTTTCATTAACAGCTAACATGTCTTTATCAAACATTTGTTTTTGTTGGTCAGGTGTAACCTCACCAGTTCTAACTTGCTCCTTAGTTTCAACTTTTTCAATTTTTAAACCATTTTGTTCATCACCAAAGGCAACACCACTATATTCATTCAAATAATGTCTTTTAGTTGCATTTTCATGCATTTCTAAAATTCTATTTTTTTCGTCTTGGTCAATATTAAATAATTTTCTCATATTTTTGTGATTTACATATAAATACAATTAATAAAGAAAAAATTGTGCAATTGGAATATTATTTGTATCTTTGTATAAGAAAGGAAAATAAACCATGAAAAACATAATCACCACCATCGCAATGTTTATCTCGACTATCACCGTTCAAGCTCAATTTTTGACTAACAACTCTTTTTTTGAGATGTTTCAAGATTCTATCAACATGTATAGAAACTCCTTAGGTTTGACAAATGTTGTTTTAGAACCAAAATATAAAAACTTTGTTGACCAACACACTTATTATCAAGCAAGTTTGGGGTATAGAACTCACGGTGAAGGTAATTTTACCTTTGAGAAAAGGGTTGAAAAAGAAATTAATTTAAAAAATATTTCTTGTTATGAAAATTGTGGTGAACGTTGGGTTAGTGAGTTTAACAATATTGGATTTGGTGTGTTTGTAATTTTGGATGGTTTAAAAAAATCACCATTACATCATAAAAGTCTAATTGAACCTACCAACACCAAGTTCTACATTTCTTGTTATAAGAAAGATGACACTGTTTATTTCACTCTTTTACTCTCAGAGTAAGTTAAATACTGGTCATTTTATATTGTGCGATAGGGTCCAACCAAACAATATTTGAGTCTTTATTGTATTCTTTTTCACTCTTATACAATTTATCATTATAACCAATAAAACCTTTTGTGTTAGGAAAATGTGATTCATACTCATTTCTTATTGAGGGTTTACTTGATTGATAATATTGACCAACATAATTCACACAGTTTGGCGTTAAATTACTTTGAGGATTTTCAGTTAGAGCATTCAAAAATTTAATTGCGTTTGTTATTTCATATGTTCTCAACACTCTATTTCCAAAATAAAAATCATATTGTTTACACTTTGGATTATTTGTTTTGGGAACATCTGATTTTCCAAGTACTTCGAGTATAACTTTAATAAATTGTTCTTTAGTATAATTAGGGTCTTTAGAACCTTTTGCCGGGTCCCAAGGCGTTTCACCGAATACAGGTTCTGTTTTATTTATTGTAACGTTAGGTAAATTACCAAACTTTTCTTTAACCACTCTCTCAATCTCAGACATTCTTTTTTTTGCTAAATCCCCTAATGGTAATTTTTTTTCTTCACTGAAATCCACTTTTTTATCACCGGTGGATGGATATTTTTCTCTATCGTAGTTTGGTACTTGAGATTCTCCGGCGCTAATCGTTATATTTGTTTTTTGTTTTTGGGGAACAGTCTTGAGAAATTCTTGAATTTTAATTATTACAGGGTCAAGTTGTTCTGAATTTTTTATTATGTATTTACCTGAATCAAATGTTGCTGACAATGGTATTTCAATTTTTTTTTGTGAAGTATCTTGTTCATTCAAAGATGTTCCAAGCTTACTTTTATGTGATTCATGTAAACCACGAATATTATTTTTTTCCTCTTCGGATAGTTCAAATAAATTTTTCATAAATATTTTCTAATATAAATATCATCAATAATATAAAATGTATAGGTATTTATAAACAATGGACAATAATAAAATAAATGAAATTCAAAACTTATTAGAGGATGAAGAATTCAAAGTAGATGGTTTTGAATTTAAATTATGGAATATTAGGAGTAGTTGGGTAGATTCTTTATTTTTTGATTTCAAAGTTCATAATCCCAATGATGAGTCATTTTGTCGTCAGTGTTTAGAAGATTCTTTATATAATGAATTAAAACCTTATTTAAAATATCTTGGAATTGAGGAGAAAGTTATGGTAAACATTTTTGACAAAAATGAAAAATTAGAATCTTTTTATATTACTGATGATTTTATAAATGGTTTGTTTGATGAAATAAAAAAAATTACGGATATTAACCATGATGATGAATATGATGATTTGGTAATTAAAATAAAACAAGAACCAACAAAGATTACTTTGGAAGAACATACGACTGGAAATGCTTTAAATATCACAATTTACGCCAAATACATTGACCATTACATTACTCGTGATGGTAATTTTGTTAATCTTGGTCCGTTAAATAAAGGTAGTATATGGTCAGTTTTTAAGGAGTATAATAATTTTGGTGAAGAGTGGTATAATGATGTAATCACAAACTATGTTGAAAAATTTAGACCTATGCAGTGTGTTGGTTTTTTTATTGAAACCATTTTCATCTAAGTTCAAACTTGATTGTAATATCTCTAGCAATTGATTTAAGTCCTGTCAACTCGGTATAAATCATTTGGATATCTTTTTCAAATCCTATAATATCATAGTTTTTTCCAAAACATTGTATGAATGGCCAAAAACCTATAGCATCACCTTCCTTAAATTTTTCCTTACATTCACTTTTAATTTTTTTGTAAAAACCTTCTTTGGTTGTTAAATGTAAATCACAAATAAACATTCCCATTTTAATACCGGGACCTTTGGTAATATCAACGCGCTCAACAAATGGATATTTTCTTGGTAGATAAGAATTCAAAGCCTTTTGATACCCTGTGCGTGTTATTTCCATGATAATAAATATCATTTATTAAAAAATAAGATATTTATGTTTAACACTATTATGGAAAACAAAAAATTAAACGAACAGCTTAATAAAATGAAGTCATTAATGACTGAACAAGAGGTTCAAGAAGATATGTTAGATGACATCAAAGATTACCTTTATGGTAAAGTACAAGGTGTATCAACTAAACTTGGTGCGGCATTTGATGACTTGATTGATACAGGAGACTCATCTGAGATTAAAAGTTCATTTACATTACCTGACAAAGATGCAACAGAACTTACACAAAAAGAAAAAATGGAAGTTTTTTCAAAAGTTAAATCTGATGATGATTTTTATAAAGCAATTTTATTTGGTATTGGAGCTCCAACGTCAAAAAACAATATTGATTTTCTTCAGTTATGGAGAATTGGTGAGATGGGAACTGATGGGCCGAATAAGAAAAAAATTACAGCAACTAATAACCCATTCAACACAACATACAATTATAGTATGGACCCTGAAATTAAAAATTATAATTCTGTTGGTGTGAAACATTATTCAAAACCTGAATATGGTATTGATGCAACAATTAAAACTTTGAAGAACGGTTACTATAATTGTATTGTTCAAAGTTTAAGAGATAGTAAGTCATTTAATGAAATTGCTGGGTGTAGAACAAGAGATGGTAAAAAAGGTGAGTTAGATGTTTGGGGAACTGGTTCAAAAAATATGTTATCTATAATTGAAAAATATAAAGGTCGTGAAGACACCGCCAGAAAAATTGACCAAGAAATACCAAAAATGTCTTAAAGACAATCTATATTAATATCAAAATACAATATTAGTCTATCCAATCCTAACAGGTTGGATATTCTTTTTTTTATATCAGACTTGACTATTTGTAAGTTCATTCCCTCTTGATATCTCCAATCCTCAAGTTTTAAAGATAACCACATACATTTCTGATTCATGTCCTCAAATTCATTTAGTTCAATAATAGAAAATTTATATTTTGGGTTTTCTTGGAAGTCGTGAATAATGTCCAACATCAACGTGTTTGTAATCATGGACAATAGATAAACAAATTAATTTATTGTGTAAATAAAAAATCCCCCACCTTGTTAGATGAGGGATTAATTAATCTTTAAATAGTGTTATTAAAGTTTGTTTACCTGTGGATGTCTTCCAAGTTCTGCGTGTAATGCTTCAACTGCCTTAATCAAGTTTGTGTACTTAGTTTTAATTGTTGGATTCTTAGAATAATCTATGTTGTGATAATGTTTTTCAAATTCACCTTTAGCTTTAGCCAAACTATCATATAATTTTTGTGGTACAGGTTTTTCGGCTTTTGGTTTAGTTTCTTTTTTTGGCTCTTCAGTTGCAGTTGCCTCAGGCATCGGAGACATACCCTGAACACCAACCAATTGGTTTTCGTTAACCACTCTATTAATTAGGTCTACTAATTGCGATTCTGATAATCTTACTGTTTTCATAATTCTTTTCTATATAAATATAACAATTTTATTTGTTTTTCATTCTTGATAATTTTTTTATTAATTTTTCTAATTCAAGTTTCTTTAGTTCCAATCTTTCAATTTCGTTTTCTTTATTGGTACCGTAAGAAAAATGTTGTTTTACTTTTTTAATTTGTGGTGAACCAGTATCTTTTTTAATTCCAAAATCAAAATTTGTAATCATTGGTTCCTCATAAAATCTAGAGTATGCGATGCCATCTTTAACAATTCTATTTTTTTCATTTGCAAAGATTATAAACTGTTCATCATCAACAAACATAATTACTTGAACGTTTGCCGGTTTGTATTGTGTTGGGTTGTATGAACTTGACTTGATTTTATAATACACCGTTCCTTCAGGGTCCGTCCATCTTCTTGACATCTTTGTATCAAATGGTTTTACTTGTGTAGAAAAAGATGCGCCATTAGGAAGTGTAACAATAAGGTCCTTACCTTTAGAGAAATCTTCTTCAGCACCTGAACAAAATTTTTGTAATGTTATGTTTGGTAACTTATCACTTAAGATTTTAATGGCTTGTCTTTCACGGGCTTCACCTTTTAAGAAGGTTTGTAAATTGACTCTAACTAATTCATTAATGTATCTACCATTTGGTGTAAATAAGTCTTCTGCGTTATTTTTAACCCAAGTGTATAAATTATTTTCATCACCTGATTGTGCATGTAATTCTTTTATCTTGTTGTGAACCAATGAGTTTGTATCAAATCTATTAATAATTGACCAATTGTATTTTTCTTCACCAGGATGTGCTAATTCTTTTGGACCAATGACACCTTCTTTGGTTTGACATACATCACTAAATTCAGGATATACCGATTGTACTGTTGACCATTGTGTTCCTGTCGGAATATTATAACCATTACCCGTATATATGTCTCTTAGTAACGGTCTGATAGTCCTCATCATTTCTGTATCGAAACGATAATTATTCTCAAGTATAATTTCTTTTAAAGAATCCAAAAATTTCATCATATATAAATACTTCAAACTTTTTTTTAATTCTTTGGTTTTTTTACCAGAGGTTTGATAATTATTATCTTATTATAATA